ATTGCTTTTGCAAGACTGTTAATACCTGCTACAAATGTACTCTTTATAAATGCACTAATACCCTTGAATACTGCCCACAATGCCATCAAGGTAAGTTTAATTTTTTCTCTATTTCTTGGATCTGCAAACCACTTCAATATAGGTATTCCTACAAACATTTTGAACAGAGCACCAAGCATCTGCAACAAACCTTTTAGGAAATTGGGTGCTTTGAAAGCCTCCATCATGCGTGTTGCAAAATTTGCTTTTATTTTTTTAGGTGTTGTATAATCTGGTTTAAATTCTCTTGCTTTCTTTGCTAATGCTCTTGCACGTGCTAATTCTATCTCTTCTATCTTAATTAAACTTGCTGCTATACCATTAACAACTCCACCAAGTTGATTTATTGCTTCTACTTGTTTTTCTTGTACAGCAACAGTCGCCTTCTCTTTTGGTTCCGCATCACTAGCTGCAGCGATCCCTGTTGTAGAGACAAACTTGTAAAGATTAATTTTAGTTTTAGAGACGTTCATACTTAGTATTTATTGTCCTCCAATAGGAACTGCCTTATGAATAGGAGTTAACTTCTCAATAATTACAGGCATAGGAATAAACTCTAACTGAGATTGCATTGCATATGCTTTTGATTGTTCAGATTGACTACTACTCAGTAAATTAGTACGTGCGTTTTTACCCCTTGATGTGAATATACCAAGTGCTTCAGGTTTAACTCCTAATTCAGGTGCCATACCTCTAAGACCTTCCATGACAGCGTTAGGTCCACCACCTGTTATAAGACCTTGTGCAATATTAAATATACTACCAAATCCCATTTGATTTGCTATATCACCAAACAAACTCATTGGAGAGAATCCTGCACCTTCTACACCTGTCACTCCAAATGCTCCTAATATACCACCTAAACCAGGTATTCCACTAATTACGCCTCCTAATGCAGGGAATTTATTCATAAATCCACCAATACCACCTAAGAAATCTTGGAAACCTTGAGGTAAGAAACTGGTAAGACTACCTAAAGCACCAGATATACCACCAGTCATAAATCCACCTATAGCTTGTCCAAGGGGATTACCTGACATGAACTTACCAAAGGCAGACTCAGCACCAAAGGTGCCTGGGAAGAATCCACCCAATGCACCCAGACCACCAGTAATACCTCCCATAATATCACCAGACGCAAATGCAGATACAGCGTTTGCTGCTTGCATAAATGGCATAATTGGTGCTAATGCAGGGATAAATGGTGCTGCCACACTTAAGATGGGCATAGCAACTGATGCTACTTTACTTACAACTTTACCAACAGTATTAACAACACCACTTACAACACTAGTCACAGCTTTAAATGCTTTCTTAACAAATCCAAAAAGGAACTGAGCTATATGTCCACCCTGCTCAAATCCAAATTTCCACCAAGGTTTTTTATTTTGCTTTGAGGAATGACCAGTAGAATGTCTACTTACTACATCAGTAGACTTGGAACCTATACCAAAAGATCCATCCTTAACTGTATTACCATATCTTTGAATATCAGACTCTATACCTTTATACTTATTGTCGGGTATAAAAGGCATTGTCTCATAGAACTGTCCTTTATCTTTTACAGTTTCTAATGGATTATGCTTCTTACCAAATTTTCTCTCATATGGACTTTTCTTTTTCTTCGTGATACTAAAAGAACCTTCGGGAAATGTATCACCATATCTTTCATTATCAGTTTCTACACCTTTGTAATACTTGTTTGGTACAAAATATCCTGAGTCAGAGTAAACTACTTGATTTGGGTCACCACCTTTTAAATCAATTTTTCTCTTTTTAAAATCTATTATTTTATCAAGACCAGATGTATCCATACCTAAAGCTTTTCTTCTTGCTTTTTTATCGTACAGTTCTTTTAGATCATCTAAGTCATTACCGCTTGAACCAACTCCTTCGTTAGTATATCCAATAATCCTACCTCTTTTATTTTTGATAGGTTTACCTCTAGTATCACCTGATCCTGATGTGCTATCACCTGCCTGAGCATCTTCTTCACCCTTTACACCTTTCATTGGTGTTCCTTCTGTCTTTGTTCCTTCACCTACTGGATCAGATTTAAAGAAAGATTTGTGAAGTAATGGTAGAGTATTCTTAAATCCAAATCCATCCATCAACCAAGCAACGTTGGGGATTTCTTTACCCATTAAGAATCCCATAGGACCAAGCATTGCTTTTATAGCAATTTTGGCACTATTATAGACTGTCTTTCTACCTACTAACCATTTTGGAATCCAATCAGGAGGTTCTTTAGGAAAATCTGGTATTTTTATCTTTGGTATACCTTTATAAAATCTAGTGACTCTCTCCTTCATCCAATTGAAGATATTCTTCACCTGTCCTATAAATGCAGCAGCATCTTCTTTTAATTTTTTACCAGCTGCTTTCCAGTTTTGAGTTCCACCTTCTCCACCTTGGAATCCGAGATATAGTAAATTACCTACGTATTCACCAACCATTACACCAAGCCAACTACCAATACCTGGTAATAAGAATGATCCTAATGCACCACCGACACCTGCACCTGCAGTTTTGAATATAGTTGCTCCCCAAGGATCTCCCTGTAATCTTGAAAATACTGCTGTTAGTATAGTTCCAAAAATAGGTATCCTACCAAAAGTCTGATTGAATGCTTTACCAAGTAGTTTTACATTATTTTTTCCAAGGAACTTTAAAGCACCACGACCAAATGATTTACTTAGTCCTTTGCTGAAAATTTTACCTTTAGATGCTCCCACAGGACTTAAACCTGATGTAGGAGTTTTTGGAGGTTTGAATAAATTTGGTTTTTGACGAGCTGCTCTTAGTGTTTTGTTTAATGCTTGTTTATGAGTAAATCCTTCTGATCTATACTTGTTATATAATCTATTACCATTCTTACTTTTTAAGACATTTTTAGCTTTAAGTTTATTTGTATTTTTTATCTTTCCCTTGTCTATCTTTGTTTTTCCTTTACCATCACCCTTTCCTTTACCTTCCTGAGACCTATCACGATAAAAATCCATCCCCAACATACTGAGAATAGCATCCATAGTCCCAAATGGATTCAATAGTACAGTTAAACCTGCCAAACCCATTATAAGTTTACCTAATCCCTGCAACTTCTCGATAAAATTTTTCCCATTTATCATTTTGTCAAAAGGTTTAGCTATATTATCAACTAATAACCTTTTTCCAAATTTAATGAATGTTCCAAAAACATATTTTAAATTTTCTACAAATTCTTTACGTTTTGCCCTTTCTTGCTCATCACCAAACCAATTTTGCAGTTTTTTGACTTCTTTCAATAAAAATAGTCGAGTAAGAAATCCTACAATAGCAGTTAGAACTTTTTCAAGACCACCTAAGAGATCATCCTTTAATCCTGATCCAAAAGCTTTTTTAGTGCTATTTGTATCTTTTGCCCTCTTTTTTAGGTCTTTACCATTGAATAAATTTTGACTTTCTATCTCATCTTCTCTTGCTTTATCCTTATCCCTCTTTGCTCTTCTACGTTCTGCTATTTCTACAAGTTTTTCGTTCCTTGCAGTTGCTTTGTATATCTTTTCAAGGTTATTAACAGTTTTTGCAAGTCCAGCTACTGAACCACCTAATCTATTAGTTGCTAAAAGTGTCGTACGAGCAGCACTATTCGAGGCAGATGCTGTTGCAGCAGCACTACCTGGATTAATGAACTTGTACATTTTGATTTTAGCCACTAGACTTTGCCTGTGAATCCCTCATACGTTTATCCTCTTCTTGGAGGAATTGGACTAATAAATTCATGTAAATTTCTTTTTCCCAAGGTAGCAAATTCTCGATATGGTCGATTTGCCACTTATGATGATGAATTAATGCAAAATTAGTCTCATAATAATTCTGCAAACTAGCGTGCATCAGGGCTAAGCGAAAAAACTTGCTAGACCCTCTAATGTTACTTCACTCTCAACTTTCGTTTTGGGATTAGTCACATTTATCTTATGCTGTAGTTTAGGCATAGATTCAAAGAAATCTTGCACCTTTTTAAACTGCTCAGAAGTCATCTGATCTAAGAAACTTTGAATTTCCTCTTTTGGTAGATCTTTACAGTCATATACCTGTTCAGTGTCTGCGATAGATTCTATACATCCTGCTGCCATTTTAAAAACTTGATCAACTCCTGCATCTTCAGGTGTAAAGTTCATTTCAACAAAAACATCCAAACTTGGATATTTCATAGTCATAACGACAGAATCTGATAGTTTAATTTCCTTTTTATGTCCTTTTGTCTTAACGACTTTAATTTCATCTAAAGGAATAGATACCTCTACTTGAGTTTCTCCATCATCAGGGCATGTCACTGACACTTCAACAGATTCACCTACAGATTTAGTTCTAATTTGTAGAAAAACAAATTCAATGTCAAATGTTGATAATGACTCAACATCTTTAATGTCGGTACATGCTTTAATAATATTCTTAATAGCAGTGATTAATTCTGCTTGTTCACCAGTTTCAGTTGCAATTAGTAGTATTTTCTCTTCTTTTACAAGAAAAGGTCTAAAATTCACTACTCTGTTATCAGAAGGAAGTTTAAGTTTAAACTTCGGAGTATTTAATACGGGAAGTGCCATAATAAAATATTTTCAGTTGTAATTATTTAGTTGAAAACCCTAAAGGGTCATTTTTTGGGACGAATTTTTTTCGGGGTATTTTGGTAAAAAAAGTCTAAATTATATATGCGACTTACCAGTAACTATCATTATTGATAGGTCCTTTCTGGAATCCCATGCCATTTGCGTCCTGCGTAGGTGTATGTGCACCGTGTTGACTTAGTTGTACGTTGTTTCTTAGTGCAGGATTATCAACAATGAACTCTTTGTTATTACCATGTGAGTATAGTGGTCTATTGTAAAATCTATATCTCTCAAAGTTAAATGATACAGTCAGCGTCATGACTCTTGCTTCATTGTTATTCAACTGTACTGATCCAATGTTAGTAGGAAATACGTTTCTCAACTCCCACATACCATGACAACTATAAAATTTTGCTTGGTTTGCAATAGCATCTAGTGCTGTCTGTTTAATTCCAGGATCTAACTTTAGGTAGTTTAAAAGATTATTATCAGCTACATTTGAACCACCAAATATACCTCCTAGTTTAGTCTGAACTTTTTGTACAAGAGGTGTAGCAAAATTCTGAACCTTTGCACCACCACCTCTTTCAAATTTGTATATTCTTACTCTTGGGCAGCAATATTGCTTATAAAAATGCACATATTGATTGGCATCATTATTCATCATTGTGAGCCATCTCTCAAATATCGCTCTAGTTCTCTGCGTTCTTGGCATCTTAAATGTCATGTTGATCTGACTAAATGCATTACCAGTAGCATATTTGTATGCAGATCCTACGTTCATAATCTGAGCTGTAGTTACCTGTTTACTTGGAAGGTTAATAGAATCACAATAGTAATCTAATAATATTTCATCATCACCTGACTCCAACTTATCATTAAGCATTGGAGGACTAGAAAATTGCACAGTGTATATGTTAGTAAAAGAGAAGTCGCCTTTCTTCTTTCTACTGAAAGCCATGAACTCTTGAAATTTACTTGGAGTCACACCACCTGCACCAGGTATCCCAGTCAGTTGCGTAGCCGCATATGCCTGTAAAACATCTTTTACTGCTCCAAATATTGCACTAAACATTAGACTTTGAGCTCCTTTTCTGTAATAATCATGAACTTATAACCATTATCTTCACAAACTTCACCAGCTGCTTTCCATTTAGCTTTGTTAACTGCCCAAGTTAAGACCTCACTAACATATGATTTAGTGATTTTCTTTTGTGTCTTAGGTTCTTTAGTTTGTTTGAATGGTTTTACTTCTACCATATATTTTTTACCTTTAATTTTGACATAAAAATCTGGAAAATACTTATGTCTTTTCCCATCAACAGGACTAATATAAGGAATAGCGATCTCTTCACTACCCCATTCTTGGACGGAAGAATTACTTCTATCACACCAAAGCATAAACTTATGCTCCCATGATGACCTATAAATTATGTTGTTGGGATCACCTTTATACTTATTTGGATGTCTCGGAATGTATTTTCCTTGTTTAAACCTCATAAATACATATGATATATGTAATATTATTTAGGCAAAAAGTTGAGCATTTATAGATATCCAGAACAACCTCCCGCACAAGATCAGGGTTACGGTTTAGCAGACGCTGAAACTGGTGCCATTGACTACCTTATGCTGCGTAGAGAAAGGTTTGACTATGATGCTACAAATGTACCTGCGTTTTATAATAGAGAACTACCTGGCAACAGAGCTACAGTAGTACAACATCCTGACAGATGTTATATTGCAATACCACCTGGCATACAAACCTCCTACGGTCCTGCATACAGAAGAGCAGATATTGGTGTTGCAGGTGTCACAGCAACAGGTATGTTAAATGGAAATGACAATGATTTTACAAAATTAGCACGTATGCTACAAGATGCAGCAGGTGCTGCACTACCTGAGTTTTCTACCAACATGGTATTACAAATGGTAAACGGATTCAATAACTTTGTAGGACTACAAGGTAATTTGGATCTTAATGCTATTGAAAACCTACAGGCAGGAAGAATATTCAA